CATCATTCCAAAGCTGACCGTAGACGGCACTCGCCAGAGTTACCGAAGGTGCAAAGCCTTTCCAGCGGACTTTATGTCGCGGGACGGGCTTATAGCACTTAAGGTACCGTATGCTGCTCTCCCAATGGTAAACCCATCGGGAAATGTCATCATGAATGACGATGTCGCCAAGGGCCGTAGGCCCTCTTAGACGTCGTATATCGGTCGGAATACCCCAAAGGGCTTCCTTCCAAGCATCATGAAGACTCAGCCAACGTCCAATGTGAGAATTTGCATTCTTACGAAGGCCGTTGGCTAAGGCAATGCGGGAGGCGGGCTGATCGGGATCATCTTTAAGATAGAAAGGCCTTACAGCCACTCCATCAAAAAAATCTCCCCCGCAGCTCTCCCGAAACGGGCCTGAAGAAAAAGATTTCTTCAGGTTAGTTTCGAGCCCGCAAAACCTTAAAGCAGATACCAAACCATCGACAAACTCGGTGGGGAGGATAAGGTCATCGCCAAAGGCGAAGACCGTCCTGCCAAGAGAGTCTAGGCCAGTTAAGGCCGACATGAGACCTAAAAAAACAAGGGTCTCAAGCTCGAAGGTGAAGCCATTTCCCATAGAACTAAATTTCTCAAGCAGCTGAAAGTTGCCTTTGAAGTTAGTCTTTTTGGAACGGAGTGCATCAAGCACTTCAAACCAAGAACTGGGGAGTAGGAGTTTTACAAGATTCCTACAAATGGTATCGCTGGCATTTTTAAGGTCTAAGGTAGCAAGGTGGCCTTTGCGTGAGGCCTCACAAGCAAGACGCCTGTGAATATCTTGCCCTTCGTCGAGGTGGATACCACGACGGCTAAGACGAGACCGTATCACTTTGCCATAGGCAAGTTGATAAAAGACGTTAATGCTAGGTTCAACGGCAATACCGCGGAACTTAGTAGCGTCTTTAGGAACCGTTAAAAATCGGTTTCCCGGAATAGACTTAGGCACCTTCCCGATGTCAGTGCAGGCAGAAGCCCACAGAGTGCCACTCCAAGGAACAAGGAATGGCCAAGCATCAGGTGTAAAAAGCGGTTCACTTGACATTTTGTCGGGGATCGTGGACAGATTGCCCCTATCGCTAAACGTCGAGCCGGGACCGAACCGACCAGAAACTAGGTCGGGGCAGGGCCCCAATATGAGAGCGATATTTTTTCTCGCACGAATAAAAAATTCGTGTAAGCCACCTTGACACTGAGGATCTTTGAGATCTTCGATGAAGGGGTAAAAGCCTCACATTAGCTCGAAAGCAACTACGCTCGCACAAGACAAAGTTATCCTCAGCGACTTTTTTACGGTCGTAAGAGGTTGGCAGTGGCTCGTACTTGCGAAGAAGAGAGCACGCACTGGCATCGCGCCAATACGACTCAGCATCTAAGTAGTTGCTCGGATCAGCCTCCAAATTAGCAAGCTGATCCCACTCACCTGACTCAAGCAGCATCCAAGCTGCAAGAGCCTTAGGTGTAGCGATGCCTTTGAAAGTTTCAAAGGCAACCTTCTTCACATAGTGTGAAATCAAGGTA